AGCTCGCTTCTTTTTTTTTTTTTTTATTTTTATTTTAAAAATAAAAGAAGAGAAAAGTCACCGATCTAGAAACGGTATTTTCTCTTCATCAACATACACATTACGCTAACACTTGTTAGCTTAATTACCCAGTAACAGCTAAAGTTGATACGTCAGGTAGATCCACCCACGTTCGATTTTATTTACTACTCGCAAACATATTGCGATTCTAGAATTTTAGACTTTAACAGTCTTCTTGAAGCTCGAGATCATGATTCTCGTCTTCATCTTTATTGGTCACGACGACGTGAATTTCATCCTCCTCGCATAAGGCGTTGAGTGTGTCCACGTCTAGTAAAAGATCTCTGTATATTTTTAGAGGCGTATACCTGAGATCTAACCATTCTGCGTTTTTCCACGCTCGAGGTGACATATAGAAGGCCATTTCTAAAGATAGTTTATTTAAAACTGTCTTAGATAGAGTGCGCATTTCTATTTTTACAGCCTCCCGCGCCGCCACACCTGTGAGCTTAACGTATTTCCGCGTGATGAACGCCACTAGTTCTTTGGGTTCATCTTTGCAAAAATGAGTCGCCACCTTCTCGCGTATGAGAGGGTGAGCGAGTCTCAGATTTGATTCAACGGTGTCGATCAAGCGTTTTTCGGCGCAATCACGTTGGCACAACCCTGTGTCAACGCACCATTGGTACGATGCTTTTGCGCAGTGCAAATCTCGCGTTAGCGTCGAGAACGCTTTAATGCACTCTCTCGTATCCAACGCTCCACTGTCTATGTTTCGCAACATTTCAGTTGATCTTGTTAGAATGTCTTCAGCTTCATAAGGAGATACTATCACCCTCATCTTAACGATTTCTTTCTTCACAAAAAGATTCGATTACAGACTCAGTTTCTATCAGTACCTGCTTCAAACAATACTCCATGGTACCGCAATGCGATCCAAAGAAGAAATTGTTAGCTTCGAAGAAGGTGCGCAAGTGTCGCGCCGCTCTTCCTTTGATGTCACTTTGGAGAAAAAACCAAAAAACGTCTCCTGTTTCTAAAAAGAATTTCACCACGCAATCAGCGTTATTGTACTCTTTAACTGCGGACTCGTAATCATACCGGACCGTTCTCGAGCGGATGACGGTGTGATGTGCACCTTCAAAATCCTTTATTACGTCTTCGCGATTACAACCAGTCACATCCCCGCGATGCGACACGCGTAAATACCCGCATATTAACAATTTCGGCAGATTAACTTCATCATCAGACTTGACGACTAGTAATGTTGTGTTTTGATTTGTGCGTAATAGCACTAGTGCCTCAGGATTCTGAGCGCAAATTTCCATCACATAACTTCTCTCCTACCTAATTGGCGCAAATTACTAACGGGCGTATTTACTACTCCGCCCTCAGTCTTCAAAGCGTACATACTTGCAAACATTTTTCTACTTTGTTGTAATTCAGAGAGTTTCGGGCAAGCACCTAAAAAGTCCGCAGCTAGGTACGAATCTTCTGCTGGTATCCCCAATTCTGCGGCCGCGTTGAGCTGAGGCATCTTATGCTTGTAAGCCACGCAGAAATCAACATACGCCTCCGTAAACGTGCGGCCGAAAGTTCGCAGCTTGTTAGTGAATCTATTAAGAGGTGCGCACCCTTCAAGCACTTTCTTGAGATCACCTTCTGTCACGACAACAGTCTTGTCACCGTAAGTGTTTTGAAAGATTATATCAGAATCAGCCCTCTGAACTTTGGGCGATGTGGTTCTCGCTGCGAGAGCGTAGAGCAGTAGCCCAAAGACTGTTTCAATACCTTGGCTGGGCGCCCCCTTCTGCACAAGCATTTTTATGACCTCCGCAGACAGCAGTTTCTTATCGACACCATTCAAACTAGAAGCGTCGGTTATGACGAGACCGCTCAAGTTATCATCGGACATCAACTCCATTGTTTCTTATCACTACGCTTTAAACACTACTGCTTGTTAATATGCACTAGTACTTAATATTATGACACGCACTATAGCACAACGTGCTTAGTTCCTTCCTAAGTCATACAAACTAACTATCTTCCTCTCTCCACCGGTAAATGCGCTACGATCGACAGCGTTCTTGGCCGCGACTATGGATACAGCTCTATCGTGATCACTCATCAATTTACTCGTTCCAGAGAGAAAGTCAGCACCTAAGTACTCCTTTCCGACGGGTAGGCCCTTCATACCGATAGCCTTGGTTTTGAAGCGTTCAGACATCGCGGGAGCAACTGTCAGATACAAATCTTCACAGGCACAACAGAAAGCACGCAAACCATTCACCCTTTTGTACTGCTTGGTCAGCCCCTTAATCATGTTAAAAACCCAAACGTCTTGAACTGTGTACGTCTTTCCTTCGACCACGTACTTATGGCTCCCTACGTATTTTACCTTATCGCTCGTGGATATAATGGCGCTTCGAATCAGAAAGAAGATGATGTGATAAACGAAGTGTTCGTCGGTGGACGCTAATTCGCTTTTAAAGCTCTCTTTACTTTTCTCCAGAACTTCTTTCACCTCTTGGTCGCTTAACCGACTGCTGTCGACCGAAGAATAATTTTCGTTCCTTAGTTCATTGAAGAACTTATCGACGGCTTCCTTTCGCGTAGATAGCACGAAACCTGAGGTCTCGATGGCCTCAGACCCTCCTACCGCGATTCCCGTGCCGGAACTCATATAAAGAGTTTCTTAACGCGATCAACGGATCTCTATAATTTTTCTCTTGACGCAATGATGGCACACTACTTTTATGACCTTTGCTAAAGCGCTTCGCGCTAGGCAGAGTGCTGCACGCTCTTTCCGCACACAATTTACGAACATCTACGCTTATATTATTAAGAATGAGCACCTCCTCTTCGCTCAGTCCGCTTCTGTTCGCATGTCTAAAATAATCCACATTCAGATACCAGAACTCCCTCGGTATGTTTAACCGAGATATGGGTTTGAAGCTGATGTTTCCCTTTTTAAATACTTTGAACGCCTCGTGCGCTCTGGCTCCGTTGAATTGTCGCCGTAGAGACACGTTTGGCACCTCTCGTTGGATCTTATCAAAAAACTCTTCGACGTTTTTCATATTAATCTCGAAACCTCCGACCGAATTGGGCGTCTTATACACACCCGGCCTTTGCACCACCCGACGTTGTGCGGTGCGAAATTCGCCGTAATAGCAGAAGAATCCTACCCACAGTTGCGCCGTAGATAGATGAGGATTACTCTTCTTCATTATAGCGTCCAATTTCTCTTCCAACGCGTCAATAGCCGGATCAGCAGTGTATGATTCGACAAATCTCAGGACATGTCCTATCACCACCTGCGAATCCACTAAGCTTAACGTTGGAACTTCTAAAGTCAATTCGGCTGCGCTTATATCGAATAGTAATCTCACGTCCGTTGCCGGTTTTACCCACTGGAAAACGAATATGTCTGAAATCAAGGGCATATAATTCGTTAGGAAGAACCTGAAATTATCAACGTTTCGTTTGTATGTGGAATAAAAGATATTATACTCTTTGCAGAAATCATAGAGAATGCCGGTGAGTAACGGTATCCTATCGGGAGAAGTGAAATATAAATCGGTATTTTCTAAGTAAGTTCTGATGTAAGCGCAATACTTTTCGTAGAGCGAAATGTTACCCGCTTGCGACTTCTGACTCCTACAATTGAATAGGGACATAGCGTAAACTAAGTAATCACCCACGCGACAGTCTATGTTCGCGTTGCTTGAATCGTTAACCAATTCGTTATTCTTAAAAGTGAGAGCAACAAACCGTTCTTTATCATCGGGGTTAATCAAAACTCCGCACGAATTGGATAGAGACCAACACTGTTCCGCTAAGATTTTATCATTTATATCTAGGTTGGAACGACGCATGAAATTCATCACGTCTTCCATCGTGTATTTCTGCCCCTCAGTTTTCACATCTGGATCGCATTTTTCCGCTGTGATCGGATACGCTTCAGGGTTCGTGATTTGGTACATTGCCTCCTCCACAGTTATCCCGCACATCTTACACCAACCCACGTCCCGTTCACTTAACATCAGAAGTCCTAATTCCTGCTCGAACGACCTCGGAGTCGCCGATTCAAATTCGGACTTCTTCACAGTTCTACCGCCGTACAACTGAACGTCCGGCAAAGTTTTTATGTTAGCTGTGTGGGCTACAATGCTCTTAGAGAGGTATTTCCTCCAATCTGCCTCCCCGTAGTACTTTTTGAACAGACTTCCCCATGAGTGGTTCGACATCTTCGTCTGGTGGTAGAGAACTAGCGTTGTAGCTCTTAAATTCTTTTAGCACATCCGCAACTTCTACTGTTTCCACGTAGCGAACCGCTTCACCTTCGGAAAATAGTAACCGCCGGTCAGCCTTCCGGTGTAGAAGTAGGCCGAGATGAACTTTATTGCTTAGACTAATATGCAACTCTCGGACACTACGTGTTCCGAGGACTACAGAAGAAAAGTTGTAAGCGGGAGTGCCCGTCAAGGAAACTTCCTTTCCTTCGGGACCTCTCACCACAAACGAGATAGCCCCCACACTAGATATGGTTACGTCTAAATAGAAAGTGATGGGTGAGTATGAAACGCTTGTGACACCGATATCAAGAAATTTAATGTTTGAACCGCAAATTTTTCTATTTCTGGGACACTTCACGTATTCACCTTCGAATACTGCGATTTGACGTTGTGAATTTCTATTAGCTTTTGGTAAGTACAACGGTGTGGTCCCCGAGAAGGGAATAGGAGCTCCAGCTGGAGCGCAAATAATCTGGTCACAGCTCATACCGGCTATTGCGATGGTGTGAGCCGCGCAATCGACTAATAACAGCCCTTGTGAACCTGAAAGGCACGACGAATATAGCGCACAACCGACCGCGACCGCCGCTCGGGGATCAGCGACTTTCAATATTCGATCGATTCGTCGGTGTTTCGATAAGATATCTTCTAAACCCGGAAGATACGAAGAACCACCGATTAGCACTAAGTCGCATTTAACGCTCCGTAACCCACCCATATTTTTGGCGTACGATTTAAGTGTTGCTTCCAAAATATTTAAAGTTCTATTGACGTAAGGGAGCATAACAGTAGTGAGAATACTTTTATTCACTCTAACATCCTCCTTTTTATCGTCGCTCCCTTTTAGCGTGTAAACTATTTCCGCGTCAGTTTTAGACAACGACTCTTTTAGATTTGAAATGTCTAACGAAAGATCGGGTTCTAAGGATGTTAGAGAAAAAAGATGAGTCAGAAAGGTTCTGTCAACATCCCTTCCTCCCAAATTTAAATCTCCTCCAGAAGCGCGCACTACGAATGTATTGTTGCGGTAGGAAATAATAGACACGTCGAAAGTCCCACCTCCAAAATCGTATACAGCCAAGTTCGCCGACTTCTTGTTTATCAGATTGCACGCTGATAAAGCAGCCGCGGAAGGTTCGTTGACCATGTACACACATTGATAACCACTCAAGGAAACGCACTGATCAGTGAAATTCCTCTGAACACTGTCATAATTCGCTGGCACTGAACATATCACTCCCGTGCAAGTGCAAGAAAAAGCATTCTCGGCACAACTAACCATCGCCTTGATAAAGGAAGCTATTAGTCCTGGCAAATGCACTTCGGAACGAACGGTACCCCCGTAGTTTCCTATAATCACCGTATCATTCAGACCAGTACCTATTTTATACGGGCGAACCGCATAGTGTGGCTTCAGGCGATCAAAGTAGTCACTAAAGTTGCTGGAGTCGCAACCCACCCAGCGTTTTAAGTCCCTAAAGAAAGAGCCTCTCACCTTTGCATTATGCATCAGTGATTCGGCTTCATAACCAAAAACCATGTGATTAGTTTCGGAGAAAAGGTAGAGGTATGTCGGAATGTACGCAGAATTGTTTTGTTTGAATGAGTAAACCTTACCATCTTTATACACGCAGACCGTCGAAAAAGTCGTACCGAAATCTAAACCAAAAACAACCATTTCGCAAATCACACAACAGTCGAGAAACCCTGACCACGGACGGCCGATATTGGAGTTTCGTGTACGTTTCTGCGGAAAGATTTAATCACGCGAATGATGAGCAGAATGAAGACGAATGTTATTGCAAAAACCGCCTGGTTGAGCAGATACAGACACTCGAACTGCAGAACCTGGTCCATAATATCTATACAGTGACACACATCGTGTATGTCACGTGATCATCCCACAGTCGCGGAAACAGTACCGTTCAAAACTACGCAAGAGTAGCGTGCTACTCATCATCCCACACCATCACTGCATGACCGAATGGAGTGACGTAGCTTTCGTAGAGTGAGCACCCGCTCTTAAAAAGTGCTTTCTTAACGGAGGTGTAAAAAACCTGCCATCCTTTCACACGAGGGTACAGTTTGCTGAACGATAGAAAGTTAGAACGCAAACAATGTATCACGCTCAACGCTAGAGCGGTATTACCACTCTGAACGTCGTATTTGAGAGCAACAAGCTCAGCGAGTTTCTGAATCACGCGCTCATCGTTAAAATCCGAAGTCAAATCCTTAAAGGAGGTGAAAGTTTCAAAGAGAAAATCCATAGAGACATCCTCCTTTACAGCTCCCAGTTTCACGAATAACTTATACGGATCAGGCACAAAAAAGGTCTTGTGTCCGCACATAACGACGAATTTGGAACAAAAATACGGAACACTCGGAGACATAAACTTCGTTTCGAAACCCATATCAGCGCAGATATCATCAGCGTAATTCGAAATTTTGTTGCGTGAAAAAATCAGAGAGTCGTCACCAGAGACGTAGAGAGCCTCAAAATGCCTCACGTCATAATAGAGACTTAGTATGCCCAGCGTAACAAGAGAATTACCGATCCACGTGTTTGAGGCACCCGACTTTCTCTGGTTCTCAATCGTGAAAGACAGCTGACCGTCAAGCGTATTCGCAATGGAAAGCCTTTCACCACACATCCAAATCGCTAAGAGTTCCTCGTCAACCCCGAGTTCTTTGTACATGACTTCTTCAAAGGATTTCACGAAAGCATCCTGAGACTTGTCATACTTCGAGAAATCGACTTCGCCTATATGGTAAACATCGTCATCACCGAGCATGTTGCTCACAACGGAAGCGAAATCCCTATTAGTCATCTCGGTGAAGAATTTTATGTTGGGCTTAAGACAGCTCATGATACGGTTCTTCACTTCGTTAAAAATGGGTGAAAAAATCGCGTTGATACTTTTACGATGAAACATAATGTTCTGAGCAGGGCTGTGTTTGGTTAGGCAAGAAGAATCTAACTTCACCTTAGCATCACGCTTCACCATCAATTTGAACCTGCAGATCTCATCATCAATTTCCAGCGGTGATTCGATATCTTTCATCAAAGCCTTTATTTGACTGGGAGTACGCTTCTCCAACCACTGCTCAATACCCGACCTTGTGATAGAAATCACATCATCGCGCAAAGATGAAAAGGTCTCTAAATCAAAACAGCGGCGTATGCAGTTCATAGCCATAGCTTCACCGAACATAGAAGCTGAGGTAAAGCGGTCGCAAGTCGAGAAGTTGTAATTCCGCGCTTCAAAAGAATAAAGATTCTCTTGCAGGGAAGGCTTTCTGCGCGGAATCGCCTGCGACCGCACTGCGCTAAACACGCTGCTTATCGTGATCAGTGATGTTGCTGGAGGAGATGTTGTCTCGCACGACGATGCCGCTAGCGCCACACTCGAAAGGTCCCGTGCTAAAATCTGCAGAGAGATCTCCGAAATCAATTACGGTGGTGCCGGGATTAACGTCGCTCAAGAAGTCGTTGATCACACTTAAAGGCGCTGAAGAAGCTTTGCACCTACTGTTGTCCTCCACATCTTTCTTAACGTCGAGATTGATAACGCTACCACCGAAAGAAGTCGGGAAGACACGAAACTTGTTCACCAACTCGTTAGCTTTTTGTATAGCGTCGCACGTGGCGTCGCCTCTCCGAGCGGCTAGGACGTTGTAAGTCAAGCTGTCGGTGTGTCTAGATAATGCGACGGTTATATGCCTGATGGATTTAAAAGGCTCGTCCTCCTGAAATTTCAATCTCACCAGATTCACGCGCGCGTATGTCTCACCTTGAGCCTCGTGCACGGTCAAGACATTAAGTTTAGAGAGCCCTTTGCGGATGAAATGCTTACTGATTTCTAACTTCTCAGACTGAAGCATGCACAAGTAAGTAGAACCCATATCGGGGACTAAGTCGTCCACCGAGTTGATTTCGTTAATGCGCATGCTACTTTTTCCTTCGCTTTCACCCTTAACGGTGGCGATCATGTTGTCATAAACAACGCTTAACCAGGCGCAGACGTCCCATGGACAGCGGTACGACACGTTACCGTAGACACGACATTGCAGGTCTACGAACCTGTCAAGGTCTCCGTAAAGGCACTTGTCGAGTTCATTTCTTTCAATATAATGAATCTGTCGACTGTCTCCGAAGATCATAACTTTGTGGCACCTAGTGAATTCAATACACGCCAACACACTACCGGCGTGAACCATAAAGCACTCATCGATAAAAAGTATGTCAGCATCACAACCTCTGTGGTGCATCAAATACGCGTCGATGGTGTATATGCTCTTCTTTGGAGTTCTCTTATCTTTACGTTTCTGGCATTCGATATTGGAAATATCTTTCTCAACCTTCTTTAAAATCTCAACCTGCGAGCTTTTGTTCGCGGTTAGTATCATGGTGGATACCTCCCCCTTTTTGAAAACTTTCAGGAAGGAATCTATTAGGGTCGTGGTCTTGCCACCACCGGGAGGAGCTTCATAAAGAAGAATATCCACCGAAGAGTTAGTGAAAACAAAACTCCGTGAAAAAGGGTATCCCGCCAGAAACAGGTTGCTCGCCAGAAAAGAAAGGTTATCATGGTACAGAACGTTTCCAGATCGCCGTCGTCTATTTACGGAGATCTTGCCATCGAAGAGAAAATCGTGATCGTGAAAATCCTTGATGTTCGAACGCACATCTTTGCCCTGCACTATTGTGGAACCGTTTTTACGAACGTACAACTGAGCATCCTCATTACATGGGGCCATAGAACGTTCGAAATTCACGATCCGCAACTGATCGTAGTAAGCGCACAGTTTGCTGTGGATTTCAAATAGAGCGAGCTCCTGCATATAGTAGAATTCGCGTACCGCGTTGGTTAACCCTCCAGTCTCCTTATTGTCGTCCACCACGATCGGCTTCGGGAATTCGAAGCTTGAGTTCAATCTATTCAAATATTCACTCACCCTTACCGTTTTGGGTGAGTCGTCGCGCTCTTCGGAGACTGGAACTTCTTCAATCGCTTCATCATCAGATAAAGTGTTGGTGATTTCCTCATCGGAAACAGTCCCCTTACGAACCAGATCTTTAGCCATCCTCGAGATCTTTTCAGATTTCACCGCATCTTCCACGAGCACCGCCCTTTCGAGGGCCGTGCCTACCGAATTCGCTTTTGAACAAAAGGAAGTCACATCATGCGTGCTCTCGTGCATAGGGCGCGAGAACTCGCTATCATCCGCTTCACGGTTCCTGCGTTTGTTGAGCTTCTCCACCACTGCGGCATCAAGTTCTTCAAGAATCCTTAATTCGGATCGTAGTGCTTCGACTCCTTGCATCTTCTCAGACAGTCTCTCACATCCGTCATTTGTCACGCGATTAGATGGTATAACCGGCACGGCCCTTTGGCTGGGGTAACCACCATTTCTCGTTCTCAGTCCTCTCTTCCTTCGAAGGTTCAGCTTCACCGCGATCAAGCGAAGGAATCTCCGAACGCCCCTCAATAGAGGACTACCGGCCACCCACTCGAAAAACCCTTTGATCTTGAGAGGCACGCGAGGAGAAATTTTGAGAAAAAACAAAAAAGTCGTGCTCAACTTTCCAGAGTACTCAACGAACCTCTCGGGCTGTAAAAGAGCGAATGCCAGCGCTGATGATATTGGTCGTGAGAAGAACGACAAACACCCTAGAATTTTCGCGATCATGTTCACCTCTTCAACTAAGGAGACGCATAAGAAAAATAGATCGTGGTGCGAGAAAACGCACTTACAACCCGCGTAGCCCAAAGATAGCGCAAAACGCACTAAACGTAATAACAAGCCCCATAGAAACGTTTGCGAGCCACCGCCCTTTAAACCGGCAGATGTGGAATCACCATTCCCGTCAAAATGAAATAAACAACGCAACCCATTCATGGCTGCGTCACATCGCTCCTTTAGAAAAACTATCACACGGTCGTACGCACGTCGTAATGAAGACAAGAGCTTATCGCACACTACCCCACCCAAAAAACGAGCGAAGTAGGGAAATCCCAGAGTGACTAAGCACACGAGCGCGAAAAACTTTTCCCGCCGCTCAGCTGACAAGCACACTTTCCAGCACCACTTCGACATGGGGACCGCACGATAGATGAAAGTTTCAGACAACTTGTTTCGTAAGAGCAGTGGCACCAACTCCCCGAACGAATTCACTACATGTTCGTTTCTTAGACCCAAACCGCGCATGCGACTTTTTAAAAAGTTTTTAACGTACTTGCGCACAAGCTCAACGACACTTTCCTTATTTGAGAAAATGTTGCGGATTCTATCAACCAATCCGCGCGAAAAAATGATTAGAGATGTGAAAGTCGAATTTTTCGAAGCTGCTCTAGCCATGATGCTTAGAGAGTTATAAACGTAATTCAGAATGGCGAGCATTCCCACCCTCCTACCGCCTCCGCGCAACCCAGCGCAAGGTAAGCCATTAACGGAGGCTAAAAATTCGTCTGAGAAGTCGAAGTAGTTCATGTCCGTGAGAGAGTCATCCGCCATATCGCGAAACCCGTCTCCGATCAGATTTTCGATTTCGTCACATTCTTCTATCGAGGATAGAGCATCAGCTACGTCCTCGGATAGGAATTCGTACACCCCTACGTCGCTTCGCTTCTTTCCAAGGAGAAAGGTTCTAAGCTCATGAATCTTCAACGAGATACTCTCAAAAATTTTTGAGAAGCACCTATGCTTTATTCTACCAATCAAAATGCGCGCTCGCCGCACTAACCTTGAAAAGAAAAATAGGATGGAGAAACCGCTTCTGGATCCGCCCCTTAAACCCGGAGTTTCGCTCTCGTCGCAGGAAAAATACTCTTCGTGGTCGTCTCCACCGCCACGGGATTTTTCTTCCCCAACATTCGTCTTTTTACCGACTATTCCGCTATACACTTTACTAGCCGCACATTTCAAACCATCCACCACGGCGGTTGGTATCTGCATAACGGTCGACCGGATCGCCTCCTGAGTAACATCACGAAAGAGATGTTTATTCGAGTCAAAAACTCCTTGAACTACCGCTTTCAATTCGTCTACCAGCTGTCCTCTCAGGTATTTTAAGATATTAGTGATGAACGAAAATTCACTAACCCCATGCTTGATAAAGCCAGAGTACGTGTCCTCGCTCATCGAAAAAATCAAACCCACGCATTTCTTCACTAACAAGGGCACCACCCCGGTTAAAAAAGCTATTTGATAAGCTAAGTTACCAGTGTTTCCCACAAGCAGGTGACTGATTATTTGAGAGAAGACGCTGCGCATCACTCCATCAGTCGCCGTGGTGCTCAAAGAATGCGTCACGCGCACCACGTTCCGGACGATAAGCTCCAAAGAGAAGCTCTTGGTAATTTGGAGCAGGAAAGCATTCAGACTTACAGAAGTTCCTGACGAGAAAAGAGTGACGATAGCGCCGCATATTGCGGAACTGAGTAACTCTATGGGAAGGTAGCTACTATCTTCAAAGAAAATGGTGTCGAACAACACTTGCGTGTAACGGTGCATGTATGATTTATATTCTCGACCGTCGCCTGAAAAGCCGCAACTGTTGAACATCATCGCGCACACCGCTGCGGAAAAAGTGACCACTACTTTGGCCTTGGAAACGCTTACGTTAGCGCATAACACAGCAATTTCTCTAACGATTTGCACCGCGCTCGCCACGCGATTGGCAAGACTACCACGATTCGCGAGATATGAAAACATGCAAGAGTAACCTTTCGATAGAACGCGCATAATGAAGGAGAGGTTCTCGTAATTCTGATCTAAGAACGATACAGCGGTGTCAAGGTAATGGACGTACGACTTAATTCGTTGTTGATCCGCCACGCAACTGAACAAGCGTGACGCGGACGAAAGAACGAAATCGAGGAACTCTTTCAAAACTCCGGCTTTCGAGCCTCCACGCAAGCCGGGTTTCGCGTGCTCCTTCTTTTCACTCACTTCACTCTTCGGGTGTTCTGCGTGTTTAGCGACAGGTTTCGCTTCTATGTCGACCACTATCTCGCTAGCCAATTTCGCTGCCATTGAGTCGCCAGCGAGGTTCCGAATTTTTTCATTCTCGGCATTCGCTCTCAAACATCCCAACTCTTCAAGATCCACAGCTACTTTGCATTCGGCGAAATCTGTGATTGATTCCATAGTGGCATCCAGATCTAAGAAACTTACGTCTAAAGTCGCAAATGCCACGCGTTTCACCAACTGCAGAAGACATTCATTGAAGTTAAGGGTCATATTTCTAATCTCCTCACGCAGAACAAAAGAGGTCGCTTCGATAAAGGAGCAATCTCCCGAAAAATGACTGAGATTCTTCGCGAGATACTCCGAAGCCAACCTGCTGCGCACACCCGACGCAAGCATCACGGCAGCGAAACTCTCGACGTACTTGAGATCAAGGTTGACATCTTTATGAATGATCTTCCCACTAATAATCACTCTCGATTTGCTGGACTTAATGAAACTCCAGACCCATTCGAAAGTCTTTGAGTTCACCGCGGAACAATTACACACCACGTAGTCGAAAACACGACTCACAAATTTTGAATCTAAGTATATAATATCGTACCCGGGTAAACACATGCGACGCTTCTTATCAAAACGCGGCAGTTTCACTTTCACGACGTCGCTGTTAGCCCTGCGGTATCTCAGCAGCTTAGAACATGAGATATTGGGGCACACTTCCGACTTCGTGATCTTGAAGTAGTTCACGCCCATTCGGATTTCGTACATCTCCACACTAAATAAAAAGCCCCCGAGCACAAGATACGGCGTGGTCATAATATCTTTAATGATCGATAACTTATGCGAATAGCACGAACTACCGAACTTATACATCACAACATCCGCATGCACATCAACCTCAATATCGCAGTCTAGCGATTCCATGTAAACACATTCACGCCCGTCGAGAAACTCGCCAGGAGTGACCATAGTGAGGTAAGTTATGCGCGCCTTCTTCTTAATCATAGCACTGCATATCTCATAGAGCGATGCATCGTAAACCTGCACCATCATCATGGTACTACTCTCGTGCTCACAAACGCCGAGAGGGTAGTGACACACGTCCACATTGGAGGGCCCTTCCAAAATTTTCTCATCATCTCCCGATCGTACTGAAGAATACTGCAATTCGCGCACCACTCGACGCTGCGCGTCTTTACCGTCTAACACGGGTCGGCACACGTGAACGCGCCTTTGCGTTTTTGAGTTAAGATGGAAGAGAGGACAACCCCCAATGTCCGAAACACTGTGACCGCACAATCGCACTAACGTTTCGTTCTCTAGCAGCCTCGAAGCGGCCGCCGCGGGATGATCAGAGTGCGTAGAGTGTGAGAATTTAAGCTCGAATTGAGGATAGAAACGCGTCAGCGAGTTCTGAGTGACTTCAGACATGTAGAAAGGCACCCTAATAACGGGTCTATCCTTCTTCAGGCTCTGAACGTCATTCTTGAAATCTATTAGATCTTTCTCTATGCTCAATTTCAACAACGAATCGTTACTACCATACAACCTATCGTAAACAGCTTCGATAGTCTTCTGTTTCATCGCCGGAGTTATATCAGAAGCAACCACCTCTCCCATTTCCTCCTTACCAGCCACGATCGCTGACATGAATCTTAAATCTTTCACATAAGCCGCGTCGTAATCACAGTGAAAAATACCGCGGGACGTGAAAGACCCGTATAAATTCAAACTCAGACTTCTGTCCCCTAGGACCGAAACCATGCGCGATCTAAGCTTCGCCGCCGTCGGGTTAGCGCCAATGTCAAAAACCGCAGGATGAAAACCCTTCAGAAGAAAAGCGCTCGCGTACCTACAGTGAGCCAAGTAACAGTAACCGTTCTTGTATTTATCCCTCGTCATTAAAACCAACGGGAAACGACCTCCTGCGGCAAACGACAACATCGCAGCGTAATCTCTTGAGCAGGGTATGACGTCGCGGCGCAAGAGCCTACCGTCCGGCGTCGAAAGTTCCACGCAAACACTGCTGCTCGTCTTACGCCGCACTAGCAAGTGGTAGCCCGCTTGGGTAAGAAAGGAGTTATGAAAGTCCATGTCACCGCCGACTCGATATCGCAACACCCCGGCCGCGATTCGTTTCTTCACTTTATTAACACTTCCCGCTAAAAGATGCGAAAACTTTCTATCGATGCGGGCGTCGCGCTTCCGTGTGACGTTCGAACCAACGTCAGCGCTTTCCGTGCGAACCCCATTGCGCGGCTCCACTTTCCTCAGAACCTTCTCACTTCGCAAGCGAGGGGCGTCAGGATTGACGGATTCGACGTAACGCAACTCGCAGCAAAACGATCCAAAACTTATGCTTTTCGGACGATCGCGTGCGCGTTCACCCGGTTTTAACACGACCGTGGACGCCAACGTTGAATGTATAACCTCGTCTCCCCCGACATACCCCGCAAGCCTCATCAAGCTTCTCGCGTATTTAGAATCGTAGTCGCAATGAAAAGCCCTACGAGAGACATAGTAGCCGCGAACGCCTATATTCAGCGCCTCGTCACCAAAGCGCTTCAAAACCAACGCCTTCAATCGCGCCACCGATGGCCACGAACCCAGAGGATAGTCTGATTCTCTGAAAGGTTGGCAAAAGAAAGCACACAGATACCTCATGTGAGCCATGTAACATAGCCCATCAGGGTAACATTCCCTGCTCATCAGGACAAGCGGGAACTTCCCGCCACTCACGTAACGCAGCATCGCTACATAATCCACCGAACAAGGGATCGCCACCGAAAATTTTTCACCATTGACCTTAGTGCAGTTCAACCACACGGAAGTGTTGGTGCGCACGTTGGCAACAATTTTGCAACCGTGGGTTGATGAGAAGAACCTAGAGAAACGCATATCACCGCCCACGCGAAAGCGCAAAACGCCCTCTCTAATCTTATTCAAAACTTCGTGCACCACGCCCGATATGACGATCGCTTCGCCGCGTTTAGCGACTCTTGGGGTAAGAGCCTCCCGCGGAACAGGCGCCGCCGGTGAAAAATCCGCCTTTTTCACACTCACCCGCGGAGTTTCTTTTATCGCGGGCGCGCTAGCGCCACACGTAACGATAGCGGGTTCTTCACGAAGCACCGATCTCGCCATTCCGGAAGAAGAAGGTATTGGAAAGGGTTCCGAAAAACTACCAAAAAAGATGTGGCGCGGTGGTGTGACTTCACCTTCTGCCATATCGACGCGCGACGCAGTTACGTCACGCGCTTTCTTCGCCACACGACTGTTGAAATTTTGTTGCTGCAATTTACGGCGCCGAGCTGAAAGAAGCTTCTCGGCGCGACTATCGTTAGCGGCAACACGGCTAGCGAGCTTATTCTTGAAACACGCGATCGCGCCACATGAAGGCGCGTAACAACGGTACCTCACCCCAAAAGGCGAAACGGCTACTAGGGGTATGAGGGGAACACGACCGCCGCCACCGCGACGCCGCACAACAGGTGCTGCGGTTTTTACGCGCGCCACAACACCTACGTCCCGACCTATTATGATGAGTTCTGTTCCGTTTTTGTTTTGGGAAAACCGTAAGCAACCAGCAGGGAGGGGCTGCACATGAGAGATGCGAACCTCCTTATTTCCAACCTTGGAACGCCTAATACGCGCAGCAGCACGGGCTATTGAAAAAGCGCGCTTATTCAACTTCTTCGCACGTTTGGAAATTCTTACCTTGGTCGGAGTGACCACATCACCAACGTCCATCAACAACGAAGCGACGTCTAAAAAGGGAAAAGAAATGTTGAGAACGGCAAAAATACCATTCACACACCCCAAACACACGGACAAAGGTCCGCACTGGAAGGAAACAAAAAACAAAGGATGTTCTCCAACACCTAAGCGAATGAATTCACAGCAGAATCCAATCGTGGACAGTTCAGAAAAAAGAGCGAGTTCACGCACTGAACTTAGGAAAGAAAGAAATGTTTTTATTTTTTGGAAAGAAGCCAAACAAATAAAAAGAGAGGAAAACTCGCACTGAGTGAAGCAAGTCTGAAGGGACGGAAGGGAAGTCATGTAAAATGACTTGGCAACCGTGGCAGCAGGCTGACCAAAACTCAATTGAGCAACCGCGGAGGGAAGAGCAGAAATAGCAAGGCTAGACATTCTGAAGAAGTAAGGTTTCTGAGGAAAAACCGATACTCCTGGGAACTGAAACTTTCAGGTTGTGGTTGAACCGAGGCACAAACACAGGTGAAAGCCAACAGAATAC